TCAATGATCTTAGAGAGATCTGTACCCACACTTGCCTCAACTGAGTTATTTGACATCCAGCCCCAACCCGGAGCGGCCGGATCGTAGCTATTGCGCTCAGGAAATACTTCGACATTCTTTAAGTTGAGAAACTCATCATCTTCAATACGACCAATTAGTAGCTCAGCTGAACGTCGTACGTTACCGGATACTACGCATACACCAATAAGATTACCAATATCTGCAATGTCGCGGCGTGTTAGTTTTTCTCCTGCACGGCCATCAAAGATCTTAGAGACATAGTTGTGTAGTTTGATTAGTGGGTCGGCTCCTGCGGCTGTTCCTCCGAAGGTTTTGATTGGCGTGCCTTCTGGTCTAATTTCTTCGTAACGAAATACTGGAGCCTTTGTATCTGGTCGTAGGTAAGCATTGATGAGAGCGGATGTGGATTCGACCCATCCTTCTCGGGTGTCTGGGATGACATATTCGTCGCCTTTCTGTGGTTCATAGATTGTAAAGTCTTTATCTGCGCCCTTGTCGTCAAATCCAACTCCCACTCCCAGCATAGAGGCCTCCATTAGGAAGGCAAATGGTTTAGCTGGATCGAGCTTGGTCATTGAGTTTGTAGATACAAAAGAACAATTCTGAAGTGCTGCAGAGTTTCTCTGAATGTTAATAAGGGGTGTTCCCATCATCCAAAGTCCACGGCCAGGTGGTGTCCACTTCAATTGGAATAGGCGATCAAATGCCTCTTTGGCTGAAGCAGCGGCTTTTGAGTCTGACCAAGGAAGACGTTGAGATTTAGCGTGGTCCTTTTGTAGGGAATACATGCCGTTGATTACACGCTCACATACATCTACCCAAGTCTCCTTGGTTCCATCCTCTTTAAGACGAGAGTAGGTTCTAAGAAAGATAATCTCACCTACTGCATTGCCGGCAGCATCTTTATACCCCCATGGAACTGGCTTTCCCCGATATGAATTTACGTATTCTTCTGTCAACTTGAATGAAAACAAGATACTCTCTCTTTTCTGTTAATTGGTTACTGTTATCAGGTACTAGCCTTCTAAATTGTCACTAATAATTCTACTGGATTCTGCCTCAGTAAGTCCAATTTCCGGGACTCTTGCACGCTCTCCAAAGAGTTGGGATAAGACTCCCCCAGAGGTTTGACGCTCCACGGTCATCCGGACGAACTCTTTATTCTCTTCTAATTTCTTAATATCTCCTACGATCTTAAAGAGTCGGTCAATCTCCTGACCCGTATTTGGATCGGGATACCCGCCGTTTAATTCTTCTGCAAATCTAGCAAAACCTACTCTAGCGGCCTGCATTTCGATAATTGCGTTCAATAATCCCTTTAGTTGCTCTTTGGTATTAATCTCAACCGGTAGATTAAACGCACAAGAATTGTTAGGTTTGAACGCAGGGCAGTTGCTCGCAACGAAGCAAGTATTGCATTGACGAAAGGAAGTAGTGGTGCTTGTTAATACCGGAGCATCCCTAATTACGTCTCTTCCAGTATCATCTTTCTCAATAATTGTCTTACTTGTAACGCCAAAAACAGGCAAAGTTCTGATCTCTTCAGGGTCTCTAGGCTTGAAATCTTTCCGCACCTCTACCCCTCTGTTATCAGGTGCCAAGCCCCTAGTTTCCGCAGAACCTGCGCTATCTAATTCATCACTGTTATCAGATAACTTCTCTTGTGAGTATTTTTTATTCAACGAATTCTCCAGCTGCAGGTAGGACCAAATGGCGAGGCGAGTTACCTCATTACTATCATCATTAATAATCTTTTCAAAGTCTAGTCCGGCCCTCTCGATGATCGCCTTGTAGCGAGGACGAGCTTGGTCTTTCTGCTTCTTCTGATAGCGGACCAGTCTAGTGCCATCCCAGACAATTGTCTCACCTCTCATCATTGGACTTAACCAAGATAATGAACTCGCTGTAGCCAATGGGACCTGGCGTAGGTTGTCCGGCTTAGCGCACGCTATGCCATGGAACTGAAGGTCAGGGAATTGGCTTAATAGGGCCCTGGAGCGGGCTGAGAGACTCGTATCGTCTTCCAGTGACTCTCCGAGTAGCCCAACGTTGTTGTACTGCTCAGCAAGACCAAATAGGGCAGTGTGCCCAAGATCTTGGTGCCAAACAACTGAAAACTTATCTAAACCAAAGTCCTCACCAAAAGTGCGACGTTGATGATTAATCCAGTTTTGTCCCATGGCCCTAGCGTCTACCTCTGTGGCCAGGGTAATCCTATCCTCATTGAGAACAAGCCAATCCTGGTAGGAAGCCGTATACTCTTCGATCTCACGCTCTGTCATTTCTAGATCGTTGATCTGATGCCCGCCACCATCTATGTAGATCTTGATGTCATCCGGGAAACGTTCAGCTAATAAATAGTCTTTGGTCTTTGGGAGACCACGCTTGACTAGTCTGAAGTAGTTAATGCTGATGTGTTTAGCTCCGGCAGCTGCCAGAAGGTTTCTATGTGAGGGTACCTCTCCGCCCATGAAGACTATGTTCATTCGTAGCGGTTAACCCTACTTCCAAGGTGGGCGTCTAGAAGAGCTAGCTTTTGTTTTTCTACCTCATTTTTTAGATCGTCCCACGGTTTTACTTGGCGGGATGTTCGAACAAACCTAGGTGAAGCAAACATGATTACAGGCACTCCCAAAGATAATGCCTCTGCACATCGGTCTGCATCTGGATCTACAAATAGCTCGACGCGTCCTTTAGATCTAGCTATAGCTAGCTGGCGGGACCGTAAGTCTTGGCCCTCAAAGAAGTACCTATCATCATAGATATCACCGTAACCAATAATTAGGTTGGCACGTAGCCAGTGCTCTGTCTGATCATGTGTAAGATCTGAAGCAATAACAACCCTGTAGTGCTCTGAAAGAATTCTGTACAGCTTTACACCTTCTGGAATTGGATCTCCAGTTTCCGTTTTTAATACGCCTTCTAGTGCAACAAGTGCTGTAGCCAATTTTTAATCCTCCGGGGTTCCTTGTCTTGCGCAAATACATTTACAATCATCTATCTCACACACAGTGTAATCCATCGTGTGTTTACACTTTATGCAACTAACCACGCAAAGTTCTCCTGATCAATGTAGATGCATCAGGTAATTCTACACCGTATACGTTCTTTTGTAAACCGGCATCTTGGGCTGCTTTATGGTCTTTAATAGTCTTTAATGCTTGTATTACACCGGAACGTTTCCCAGCTTGCCATCGATAGTTGTTAAAATCAGAATATCCTGAACCAACGGCACTGAATGCAATTTTTCTACCGCCGTGAATGTCATCAAAATGAGCAATTGCCTGTTCTGCAGCTAATTGCATTTTTGTTTCTGCGTTACGGCGATGTGCAGGATTGGTTGCGTTACGTACTTCTGATAACGCTGAAGAATAACGATTTATTAAATCTTTTGCATTAGCCTCGTCACGCATAGTTCTTTGTTCCCAAGCACGACTATAAGGGGGTTGTGGGTTTACATCAGGCTTGACTGTCCATGAGTCTGTTGTAAGATCATAGGCAGCGTATGGATTAATGTCCCTAATATTTGACTGTGGATTTACGTAGTATGTTAGTTCATACCCTTCCCAATTACGGGTGTTAGGCATAAGCTCAGCGCTGAATCCTTCGTTAAATGTCTGTGCAATTTCTTTATCGGAATACCCAGCAAATTCTGGATTGTCCTGTCTAAACTTAATGTAGTCGATACCAATTAAACAATCAAGGTCACCTGGCTGTCTTGCGGCTGCCCATTGGTAAGATACGCCGGAACCAGCTAACCAAACATGTGTCCAGGTATTTGGACTAGTATAGTTCTTACCTAAGTAGTCAAAGAGCATAGAGAGTACACCAGTGCGTACCCAAGGTAGAAGCTGCTGTTCTTGAAATAACTTTGGATCTAATTCTGAAGACGGCTCACTAAAATAGGAAGTAGACCCCGGAGTGATCTCCGGGGCCTCATAGTCAAAGTTTTCAAAATTCATACGCCTATTCTTTCATCCTAGTCGTGCTTACGTCTCGGCTTGAAGCATATAAATTTACTTAGATGCTGTTGAATCTCCCTGATTTGCTGCGTCTGCCTCTGGCTTCATGCCAGAAAGCTTAATTGCCACGTATTCTGCGGCGGACTGTGCTTGTAGATCAATTAGGATTTCTGAGACATATCGGCGCACTTCTAGAAGTGTAGCCTCGCGCTCTACCGGAATTGCTAGAACGGATGTATTACGCTCTACAAATACATTTCCGCCCTTGTCAACAACTACTGCAAAGCCAAACGCAAGTTCTGGGATTGCAGGTGTTGTTTCGTCTTGTGGTGTTGTTTCTTTTGACATGTTTCCTCTATTCGTATAGGCCCATTTTTTTACGATTTTGTTCTACCACATAGGTTTTTGCTGGACAAAAGTCACACAAGTATACCTTTGTGCCACCTGATTTTGCCGCGCTCTCTAAACCTAATTCTTTTCTTGCGTCTGCCGTGCTCTTAGGTATAAGTCGTTTGCTCTCGCTCTTCCAGTCATAGCAACCCTCTACAGGTCGCAAATGCAGGTTAAAACACTTCATCGCATCATCAAAAAATGTTGCCTTGGTAGTGTAGTAATCTGGGTCAATATCAGCAAGACCACCACCTACTTTATTTCGTAGATTCTCAACAACTTGCTTACGTACTTCAGGACGAGAGTATAACTTAACGCCAATTTTAGATAGAAAACCATTGTGCGGAATTCCAGCGGATTCATGTCGGTCTACTAATACCTGTAGTGTGACGTCATCATCTGGGTGCCCCTCAAAGTCTGGGAGTTCTTCGATGGTTTTACAGTTGTAACAGTACAGCAGACGAATCTTAGGACCTTCATCCTTGATCTCTGTGTAAGTGCCCTCATCGGCAGGCTGTGCGCCTCCGCCTAAAATAGGGATAGTCATATAGCTCCTCCAAATTGTCTTCTGTTATAATTATAGCGGATAATCTCCGCAAGTGCTAATCGCCGCGAGCAGCCCGGCCCATGCCCCAGTTAAGATACTTTAAACGTTCACTTTCATCTGTCATACCTAATTTATTAGCCATGTAATGATATCCAGACATTTCTAGCTTTCCTCCACCAATTTTTACGGCATGTAAAACTGCTTTGTGGGCAATATCAACTTTAGAATCATGTTCTGGGCCTTGATTGCGCCCACCTGATTCGGCAGCAAGATTAATAGTATCTTCAACAGGATTTGAGTTTAATATTGCATCGGCCTGCTCTTGAATAGTCTTACTTTTACCAGTTACCTTTTTTTTATCAGTTAAGGTAGCGTCTGTAAGTTTAGTTTCTCCACGTACCGGGCGACCACGGCCTTGTACAATTGGGGCAACTCCACCACCCTCATGAACATCTTTTGCGGCGTTAGCACGTGCAAGAGCTGCGGCAATTGCGTCAGCTGCACGAATATCACTATTTCCTTTAGAATCATTCCCTATCATCATAGGGGTACCATGTGACTCAGGATCGAAGTTTTCCCGTGCAAAGTGAACATTGCAATAATTTCTATGCTCAGATTCACCATGAAATTTTACACGAATGTTTGCTGGGTGGCGTTGACGACCCACTTTACATACTTGTGGGTCCGTATTTTTACCAACATCTTTATAGTTTTGTAGGCTTTGAAATGGCGGCACAACATAATCACCAGTCATCTTGTCTACAACAGTAGACTCTTTTTTCTCAGGATTATTTGTAGTAGTGCTATTTTCTAAATTAAGATCGTCTTTCGCCATGGTTATTTACCTTTGCGTAGATTGTCTGCGTTCTTCCTAAGTTCTTTGTTATCACGAATGCCGGTAGTACCTGTGGTTTCATCGTCATCTTGAATGCCGCTAGCCGCTATATTTTTTCTAATTTCTTCAGCAGAAACTACTCCTGTACGGCGAAATGAAGCATTTCTTCCATCTTTATTCATTGATGCCCTTTTTTCTTTCCATAAAATCTGCCATAGAAACTACGTTCTCTGGTAAATGCTCCGTAACACCTGTCTCAAAATGTTCAGGTCGTGTCTGTGTTTGAGGCGATTGAACTATGTTCGCGTCTTCATTTGAGGCTGGATCTAAACCTAAATAGGTAGATACTTTGCCTTCCCAAGAACCAAGTTTAGCTCTAGGTTCTTTGGGAGCAGCCAAATCTTTTTTAATAGGATCTATATAGGTTTGTTTAACGTGATCTACTAATTTAGTTTTTGCGTCAGCAATATTCTTTCTTTGCTGCATATAACGTTTAGCAGACCCTTTTTTACCCATCTTAGTAGCTTGCGCCCATTTGATTGTTCTCAATGTCTGCAACAGGCATTGAAGAACGTGGCTTTGAGCTTGCGCCCATTTTGCCTGGCTCTACTTTGTTAGGTGTCTCTTGGTCAATAAACCCATAGTTTTGGAATGGGTGTAGTCCACGACGGTTAGCTAAAGTTATATCGTCACCAGTGCCTGAAGCAACAGTTGTGTTAGGGCGTACCTTGCGGTACTTGCCATCTGTTGATCCTTCTGATAAGCTTGAATTAAGTGAACCTGATTCGTTAACTGACATTATTTTTTCTCCCAGGTGGTTGCTGAACGAATGCCGTTATTGGCACCAGGCTTGGAGTTTGCATCTAGTTTCTTTCCTGCGTTACGTAAAGCGTCTTTTCGAGGTAAGCGTTCGCCAGATGCAGCACGACCTGCGTCACCGTATTGGGCCTCATATTTAACATCGGTACGGTCGAGCTCATTTTGGTACTTCTCTTCCGTAGTAGATTGTGGACCTGCATCACGAAGTGTGCCTGACTTTGCCATTGCGGTAATTTGCGCAACAGTATCTGATCCTCCTCCGGCACGTGAAGCATTTACTTGCTTACGGTCACGAACATAACTTAATAGTCCCATTATTTCTTACCAGCTTTCTTTTTAGGTCCTGTCTTATTTGAAGATTTTTTGAGCATTTCTTCTCTAGCCTTTTGTTCTGCAGTCTTTACCTTTAAAGGCCTTACTTTGTAGGCAGCTTTACCGCCATCTGGGTTTTTAAGTGTACTCATATATAAATTATCTCCCTATTTCCTTAGAATGTCAAGCCATACCGCGTTTAGCGTGGTATGTATATTTAGCGTTTCTACAGTCTGGGCATAGCCCATTATGTGAATAGATAGCCTCAAGTGGGGTTAAGAAATGCCCACACTTTGGGCAAAGGGTGCTACCTTCGTATACAGTCTCAGTATTAATATCTTCCATTACCAAATACTTTCAGACATATTACGAGCTGTTCCTGTGTAGGAACCCTTTTCTCCGGTAAAGTCTACACGCTCTGGTTGGAATTGGCTGTTTACATCCATTACATCTAAAATACCAAGCTCACGAGTTCGGTAGCCAAATCGTGGCGGGAATAGATTTACTTGGGGTAAGGGTGGTCGAACAAGATCTGGAATTAAAGATGCAGGTATAGTTGCAGACTTTAATGCTCGAGCCATAAATGCTTCTTGAGGATTAGAGAATGGCCCCATGTAATCATAACGAAGTAGCGATGGTTCTGGATCTTCGCTTACAATCCCACGGCCCTTACTATGATCATAGACTCCATCTTGATTCATCATGGACGAGTACGACCACGTCTAGCTGAGGGGAGTCCTGGTCCTTCTCCTACAGGAACAAGATTTCCACTTCTACGTGCACCTTCTAAACTAGAACCAAAAGATGTTCCAGAAGTTGCCTCGCCTGTGGGCATAACACGACCATGTGGTGCGTACTCCATTCGAAGATGAATGTCTTTATGTCCTGGATGATCTTGGTTCCACAAGTGTCCTGGATTTTCACCGTTGTTACGGCGTCCCTGAATACTTTCGCGTTCTTGCGCTAATTCACCTGAAAGTTTTTTATGCATGCCGCCCCATCTAACTTGGGCCGCATCTTTTGCAGATTTATCTTTTCCAACTTTTAATAGGCTAGCTAAATGATTTACAACGTGCTCTTTACTATACCATGTGCGTGTTGTATCTCGTGCACCTTGACCCTTGTGTTCAATAAACTGTGGGATTGCAGAGTATGAAACTCCTTTAGAGTTATTTGGACCAATACCAAAAATATTTCCTACTTCATGGTTAGACATAAGTCCTATACCATTGTGGTCTAAAGGTACTCCTTTAGCAAATGATGGCCTATCACCAAGTGTCCATGGTCGTGGGAACTGAGTATCCCCATCAGAAGGGGCAGCTGGAGCAGGAATAATAGGTGCAGCGGCTTCAATATCTGCCCACGGAGTTAACTCACGATTTCTACTGCGTCTTTGATTTACTTCGTCTGCCATTATTTCCACCTAGGTTTCAAATGCTGAAAGTATTGTGCTGTACGGGGATTAAATTCTGCGGGTATGTTAGCTGATACATCAGCCTTACCATCGTTAACAAGGTGCGGTGCGGGCACCAACTCTTGATCTGGGGCATAACGCGCTGTGATCATAACTAATGATCCATCATTATCTATTTGCTTAAACATCTTAGGGTTTACGCGACGATCTGGTTCTAAACCTTCAGGCCACATATACTGTGCTGGATCAATACGCTCACCTTTGTGGACACCACGTTGATATGCACGCTGGTTCTGTCTATTCTTTAATGAGTCCAGTACTGTATCTGTACCGTTACCCTTATCATCACGACGTGAACGAATGGTTCCTAAATAACCATCTGGATATTCTGCTTGGGGAGCACGGCCTACACCTAAACGGGCAAAGTCCATACCGCTACGTGGAACGATGGGAGTACCGCCACCACCTGTGGTGGTGTACGCTCCGATATAACCGCTAGCACCTAGGTACTGCCAGTTTTGATGTGACTGAGGCATAGTTAAGCAATCCTATCAGAAACTATATGCTTTCCCAAAATATTCATGTGAATGCTATCTCCCACAGGCTGATTGCAATGCCCACAGTTACCGCCTGAAGTTTTAGAAATATCAGGTACAAAATCACTTACAACTCTTTTAACAGTGTCTGCGTGTTCTGGACCAAAAGGTTTGGAACGTGAGGCATCACCTTTACGGTTAGGGTCATTAGATCTATCATTAGCCATGACCACATAATACCCTGAAATGCAAAAAACCGGAGGGTGTACCTCCGGCCTTTTACATCTTAAACTAAATTACTTTGAGGCCCCAATACCAATGGACTTATCCTTTGGGTTAACAGCCTTAGCCAGTGGACCCACCAGACCGGCAATAAATGCGTTAAGCAGGGTCTTTGGATCTGTAATGCCGCTCATATACAGGGCTGCTACAGCTGCTGCTGAAGCGCGAAGATAAGAACCAAGTGCGTTTTGCAATGTTTTGATGTCCATGTTTCTCCTTGTTAGATATGTACCCTTTTAAGGGCCTATTAATTATTATATACGAAAAGCTAAGCGGACGCAACTCCAAGATCACGCATTAATTCATTGTAGGCTACACGCTTTCCATAGTAATCCACCTCAAAAGTATCGTCAAAAGCTGACTTAAACTCCTGTGAATGAAGAGCGGCGTTAAAGTCCCTACATACCGTATCACTTGCGGAAGCTTGTTCAACAAACCGCGTTAAGGGACAAGGCCAGTTATTTAAATCACCAGTTAAATAGTCTTCATCTTTTAGATTTTTTATAATTATTTCAAGATTTTTTGAGTTTTTACCCACAGCATAATTACAATTATTATACTTAAGATGACCTGGTTGAGAAGCTGCTAAAAGGTCATGGTCACACTGTAAGATATCAAACGCGTAGTCTAAAGGAGACTTACATACAGAGTCCATATCCGCATACACCCCACCATATTTATAGGTTACTAAGTATCTCCATATATCTCCTTGAGTTATAGGAGCTAATTTCTCATAATGGGTGTACAGAACAGGATCTTCTGTTTTTACAAATTCTGCCCTGTCTATATGATTAACGTACTTATACTGCCAGGTTGGATTTAGATTTATCCAAGTCTGTGTTACTTGCTTTAAATGTTTTGGTAATTCTTCGTACAGGTAATTATGTGTTTGCCAGATTATCTTAGGGACATCTTTAGGCATAATAAAATTACTTTGACTTAGCGATGTAATCTAAAAGAATGTCATACATGCGATCTAGTTTTTCTTTCATAGCTTTATGATCTTCTTTCATTTGCTTGCGACTTGCATCTGCTTCAGTAATACGATTCTCAAGTCTTGAAATTTGGTCTTTCATTGATGAGCCTGAATTAGGCTTGAGTTCGCTTAAATAGTGTTTTACAAGAAATTTAATCCCGCCTGCCATAATACCAACTATGGTTAAAACACTTAACAGCAATGCTGCCCAGTCTTGTACGGTCATGTAAGCTCCGGTAGTTGTGGTGACAATGTGTAAACTATGCCGCATAGAATACACCTTGTAATGCTAAACTATGAGCATAGTAAGAAGGAGATCATTGATTGAATAGAAAATTAAGAATATTTGCAGCCTTCCTGATATCAACAGGATGGCTTTTTGCTGTACCTACCGAAGCGCATGCAGTAGAAGGCTTGACTGCCCAAGTGTATAATGTACAAGGCCAAAATAATGCCCCCTATATTCCTCAAGGGGCATCTCCAATATTAACAATAAATGTTCCAAATATCAACTTTCAATGGGGCTCTGGTAGTGTTCTTGGTGGACCATCAGAAGACGTTATAGTTAGATTTACTGGATCAATTCTTAGTAACACGACTCAAAATATATCATTTTTAGCAACAGCAGACGATGGAACAAGGATCTACATTGATGGTGCTTTGATAGCAGATGATTGGTTTGACAAAGGTGGTGGGGGAACTACAAGCTCTCCAGTAGCCTTTACAGCAGGAGTCCCAAAGACCATAGAGTTAATGTACTACGAAAATGGTGGAGGAGCAAATGTATTCTTACATTGGGATCAATCTGGGTCTATGGATATTATTCCGGCAGAAGCATTTACTTCACAGGCAGCACCAGTAGTAAAAACTATAGGTGCTCCAAGAAATCTTACAGTAACAGATGGGGCTACCGCAACAGTATTAACTTGGGATGCCCCAGATACTGGTAATACTCAGCCAGAAAGATACGCGATAGGGCTTAACACTCAAGGACAAAATGGTTGGGGTATTGCTACTGGAAATGTTGGTGGCCCAAATTCTTTAAGTACCACAATAACAATTGAGCATTCACTACTTGAAAGCTTAATGCCAAGTGGAACTATCTGGTCATTTCATATTAGATCAGATAATGATACATTAGCGGTTTACTCTGAAATATCTAATGTTGTAACTCTTAAAATTGGAAAGACTGCAGAAGAACTTGCTGCAGAGCAGGCAGCAGCTGAGGCCGCAATTGCAGCCGCTACTGCAGAAGTGGCACGACTAGCTGAAGTAGCGAGATTAGCTGAAGTAGCAAGACTAGCTGAAGTAGCGAGACTAGCAGAAGAAGCAAGGCTTGCTGAGGTAGCGAGATTAGCAGAGATAGCAAGATTAGCCGAAGTGGCTAGACTTCAAGCAGAAGCAGCAGCACTGTTAGCAGCGCAGCAAGAAGAGGCAAGAATTGCAGCCGCTACAGCAGAGGCTGCTCGTCTTGCTGAAGTTGCTAGACTTGCAGAGGTAGCAAGATTAGCAGAAGTTGAAAGGCTCGCAGAGATTGCTAGAGTAGCAGAAGCGGCAAGATTGGCAGAGATAGCGAGACTTGCCGAAGAGGCTAGACTTGCTGAGGTTGCAAGATTAGCGGAAGCAGAGAGAGTTGAGGCCGAAAGAATTGCAGCTGCTACCGCTGAGGTTGCACGATTGGCTGAGATAGCTAGACTCGCTGAAGTTGCCAGGTTAGCAGAGGTCGAAAGACTTGCCGAGATAGCAAGACTTGCAGAAGCTGCGAGATTAGTTGAAGTCGCTAGAGTAGCAGAAGAGGCCAGACTTGCAGAAGTTGCTAGACTGGCAGAAGCTGAAAGACTCGAAGCTGAAAGAATAGCAGCAGTGACTGAAGCTGCTCGTGTAGCAGCCGAAGCAGAAGCTGCCCGTATAGCCGCTGAGGTTGAAGCCGCAAGAATAGCGGCAGAGGTAGCAGCAAAAGCGGAAGCCGACAGAATTGCTGCAGAAGAAGCTGCAAGAGAAGAAGCAAGAATTAAAGCAGAGGCCGAGGCAAAAGCCGAGGCAGAGCGCATCGCAGCTGAGATTGAAGCAGCAAGAATTCAAGCAGAGATAGAAGCCAAGGCCGAGGCAGACCGTATTGCAGCGGAGGTTGCAGCAGCGGAGGCAAAGGCAGAAGCCGAGGCAAAGGCTGAAGCTGATCGTATAGCGGCAGAGGCAGCAGCTAAGGCTGAAGAAGAAAGATTAGCAGCAGAAGCCAAGGCCAAGGCCGAGGCAGAAGAAGCGGCAGCTAAAGCAGAAGCTAAGGCCAAAGCTGAAGCAGAGGCAAAAGCAGCTGAAGAGGCTCGCTTAAAGGCAGAGGCTGAGGCTAAGGCCAAGGCAGAAGCTGACAGACTTGCTGCTGAAGCAGCCGCTAAGGCAGAAGCTGATCGTTTAGCAGCCGAAGCTGCTGCCAAAGCAAAAGCAGAGGCCGATAAGGCTGCAGCTGAGGCTGCTGCTAAAGCAGAATCTGAAAGACTAGCAGCTGAGAAAGCTGCTGCTGAAAAGGCTGCTCTAGAAGAGGCTGCTAAAGCCGGAACTCTTACAGAAGCTCAGAAGGAAGTTGTTGTAGAGCAGCTTATATCTGATTTACAGCCTGGAGAATCCGTATCTGCTGAGGCTATACAGGCTGCTGGCATCGAATATAAGGATCTTCCTGCTGAGACTCCTGTCGAGGTTAGGCAGGATGAAAACGGTAATGAAGTTATAATTACAGCAGACGTTGCTGCAGCCCTCGTATTACTAGAGAACCCTGCGGAATTAATTGGCGAATTATTTAGTGACCCTGGTCAAGCCCTTCAAGCACTCGGCAGTATCGGTGCTGATATGTCTACAGAAGAACGTGAAGAAGCAACTGAAATGGTTGTTGCTACAGTAATTGCAGCCGGAGCTGCAATGAACGCTGTATCAGCCGCAGGTGGAACTACATCCGGTGGATCTACAGGTGGTGGGGGCGGAGGAGGAGGCGGTGGCGCCTCTGGTGAGTCAAAAGGAATAAGGAGACGTAAACCTTGAGAGTATTAAGAGATATGGTTGACCAACTATGGACATTGTTAGGCATGTTTATTGCCTGGGTTGTCCTTGATGGATCTGCAAAGACTATTGTTGGCTATGCAATCATGGGCACATTATTTGCCTGGGCAGTTACTTACCCCCTTCGTAACCCAAAGGACGAAGAATGAAAAAAATTGGATATATACTAGCTGCTTTGTTGTTGGCTAGCTCATTAACAAGCTGTGGGTATAGTGGATTCTTCAGATATCCTTGCCAAGACCCAAAAAACTGGGAAACAGCTGAATGTAAACCACCTATTTGTACCGCAAGTCAGACTTGTCCTGTAGACTTAGTCAAGACCACTCAACCAGAAGGAACACCAAATGTTTAAAGAAAAGCTAACACCACAAGATCTAGATGCTAGATTAAAGTTTATTCTAGGTATCACATTAGGAACCATCCTATTATGTACATCCCTTGGCATTCTTTACGGCCTTTTATTTGTAACACAGCCAATCGGCGCACAATCAGAGAATGACAAGATGTTCTTCAATGTTCTTGGAAGCATTGCTACTTTTATTACAGGTACCCTTGCTGGTATCTTAATTGGTCAATCTGGTGCTAAAGATGTTATGGCAGCACAGTTGTCAAACAAAGAGATGGATGCTAAGAACACACAAGCTGACAAAAAGCTTGAGGCAGAAATTGATGCTACAGCAGCACGTCTTGCAGCAAAGCCAGATGGTGCAACTCCAGAAATACAGCCAGTTGATACAGATTGGGATAAAGAATAATGGCAGACCAGGGAACAGCAGAACGCCTTATTGAAGTTGCTAAGGCAGAACTAGGAACTATTGAAGGTCCTAAAGACAATGAAACAAAGTACGGTAAGTACACTAAAGCTAACTTCCAACCATGGTGTGGAAGCTTTATTAACTGGTGTGCAAACGAAGCTGGGGTAAAAGTACCTAACACTGTTTACACTCCAGGTGGAGCGCAGGCATTTAAGAAGGCTGGTCAATGGATTGATGGCGACATCGCAGATCCAGAACCAGGCGATATCGTTTACTTTGATTTCCCATCAGACGGTGTAGATCGTATCTCTCACGTAGGTATTGTTGTAAAAGACAATGAAGACGGAACTGTCTGGTGTATTGAAGGAAACACATCTTCTAAGAAGTCTGGAAGCCAACGAAATGGCGGAGAAGTTTGCAAACAACTTCGTGCTTTTAAGAAGAACAAGGCTGGAGTAATGATTTCTATTGTTGGCTTTGGTCGCCCTAAGTTTAAGAAAGCTGCTACTGCTGTCAGCCCAGCTGCCACTACAGTTAAGTGCCCTACTTGCGGTAAGTAATTACAAATAAGAAAGCCCCCCAATTACGGGGGGCTTTTTTATTATAGTAAATTTCCTAGTTTATCTACCGTAGAGTGAATCTCTTGACCACGATACATTGTCTTACCCTTGTGGATGTGGACCTGATCAAAGTGGAAGCTATCATCGTCACCTTCTTTAAAAAAGATAACGCTTACGCCTTGCTGCCAGTTTTCAAAATACTGGAGAGCTTGGCCTTTAACGTCCACCCCACCTTTGACAGAAGGGACGGCCCCATCAACTCGGCAAAGGCATCCAGGGCTAAACGAGACGCTTTTGATGGCCTGGTCACGATCAAAGACAGTTTTACTTTGTTGTTCCATACGATGAGTATGACCAAAGAGTGTTGAAATATTAGGATTCGAGTTAGCGTACTGAGCAGCAGTAGAGCCACTAGCGTTAGCGCGATCTCCATGCATAGCACGAAGACGCTTGTTGATCCAATGTGCTGCAGCAGGATATCCATCAATAAACTCCACCCCAAGTTCGTCACAACGCAATAAGTTTTGTAAGCTTAGCACAGGCCAAGCTTCTGGCATATTTGCTACTTTAACGCCATAAGCAGCGGCAGCATTAGTATTAATGAAACGGCTAAGGCGCTTGTCATGATTGCCTTCAAGTAAAATAATTCTGGCTTCGGATCCTCCGTTAGCTCTTTGTTCAGCAAGAAAACGATGGCCACGATTAATAGCAAGCTGAGCAGTATGAGCAAAGTTAGTTTCCTGTTCGTATGTTCCATACATAGGTAGATCTAGGAAATCTCCTAGATTAATAATTTGAGCAAGAGGGTGACCGTGGTCCAAACCTACGATTTGTAGCGCTACATCCATAGCAGCTTCATCGTGGAATGGATCCAAGGCCCCATCTTCATACTTGCGATAACCGATTTGTGGATCAGGTAATGCAACCGCAACCTTCCAGTCGCTGCTGATCAGAGATGGTGTACGAACCTTTGGCTGTACTATTACGGGCTCTGCATGCTGCACTGGTTGCCAGGTTGGGCCTTCACCCCATTTAGGAGAAAGGATAATCTTAGTGTCGTCTGGGTTGTTAGATAAACTAACTTTGCTAACCTTACCGACGTCTTCTGCGGTTAGCCCATTGTTCTTTAATAGTTTTTCAATTGAGTTTAATGCTGAGTCTGCTTTAGCATTATTGTATGCATCTTCTAGTGACATGAACAGTTCCCATTTCTGTGCTCTTTGAGCGACGTTATACCGAATGTTGCACCTGCAGATTTGTACAGCGTATGAAGACTTCTAGTTGAGAAGTCATCATCATTTAAAGAATTTTCAAATGCAGTTAGGTTCTTTTCGTCAAGGGAAACAGCCCAAGCTCCAACCACACACTTACCCGCTACATTGGGGTTTTTTTCTTTTGCCTCTGAATACAAAGCATCTAAACTCATTGCGCCTCCAAACTTAATAATAGAGGCCTAGGTGAATAGGCCTCTATTATTATTATAGTACATTTTAGTAAGAAGTGCCAATTCCTTGATCAAAGCTTTGTGTGCTTCGAACAACGGATGGTGAAACAATGCGACCATTAGCCTGTGTCAAACCTGCTGCTGGATCTGTTGCCTTTGTGTATCGCGCTTTAATTGAATACGCCGCACTGTTACGTTCTCCACCTGGGGCAGCTGGCACGTTTGGACGTGAAACTTTTGTCCCTGGGGCGGTTGGGTCTCCAGCTGCAGTGTTCTTCTTAGGAATAAGAGTACCTGATGCTGGTGAAGCTGACGGAGAAGAAAACTTAACTCCTTCTTTGCCCATTGGTGTACGGCCTTGTGCTGCCATACCCGCTAGAGCTGCGTCTTGATCTGATTTTGCCATTGTTAGTACCTAACTGTTAGAGATCTCTTGGCATAAATAATATATTAGTTTACGGTAATAGTAAAGACAATCGCAGAAATAGATCCATCTCTGGACTCTACTGTAGCGAATCCAGGCCTACACGTAAGATCTAAGCCACGTGGAGCCACGTAACCTCGAGCTATAGCGATAGCCTTTACTGCCTGGTTTACGGCTGAAGCGCCTACTGCACGTAATTTGACCTGTGGAGTCTCATATAGTGCGTGGGCAATTGCTGAGCCAACGGATTGTGCGTTAGATCCAGCGCTTACACGCAGGAACTTTTCTTCATTTTCTTTTTCATTCACGAGTTGTAGTCCTTAGTTTTATGCCCACCTAAGAGACTATATTACGGTGTATCTCCATATCCCGCTGCCCTAAGTAAAGAAACAAAATCCTCTAGTCTAAGGAGGGTTACCCACTCCCCAATAGAAGCCTCTCCCTGCCCGTTTAAGCGTAGTACAGCTACAGGTAGATCTTTCCCGTTATGTCGCTCTTTTAACTGCTTTATAACGGCACTGGGGTTAAAATCTTTACGGGCTTTTACTTCCCAATCAATTCCGATTGTTCCAGTAACATCAGTACCGCTGCGACCAGCACCAGTGCTCTCAGCAAATGGAAACCCATTTTCTGCCAAATAGTTTGCAACAACTTTTTGTGATCTGTATCCACGATGTTTCCTACTCTGACTAGGCATTATGTGTTAAACCTCCGAGTTCTTGACCGCATACCTCCACCATCAGAGGTGCGGCGTGTGAGCTCACGAGATACTAATTGTGAGTCTCTCTCAACATTGAGAGTGCGTGTTTCAATTAGCTTACGAAAAGCATACTTTACATCTAGCTCATGCTGTAAATCTTGGATCTCTTTACTAGCCGCAATCTGTGCCTTAATTAAAGTAATTCGATCACCCTTTGCGCCAGTCCAGTTGCTCAGCATACTAGACGCCTCAGCGTTATCTAATGTGCGCTGTGCCTCACGTTCATTAATAATAGCGATAGCCTGGGCACCAGCAAGATGGTCGTTCCACTGAGTAAACTGTACAAATAGGTCCATAAGGCCTTCGTCGTCTAGCTCAGTAATATCCCTAGGTAAATTTGGTATGTCGTATTCAGGTTTAGCGGTTAAAGAAAAACCTAATTCATTTACTGCCGCTAAGACATCTCTGCTAATACTCACTTTGCCTCCTGAAATGGTGCGCAACGCTTACAGCCTACTGCAGGATCTGTGCTGCAGACCGGTGGTCGTTTATTATTTACTGCCCAAGCTACGTCTAAAGCCCTGTCAAAGATATCTTTAGTAAACTCTGGGTTGTATTGTACTACGAATTCTTTGTACTCTTGGTTAGCCTTAAGCTCATAAATAAACACAATCTCTTTTGGAGCAGACTCAAACAGCCCCTCTTCAACCATTAGGTGACAAAGATGTAGGTATACCTGCCCCTGTAGCTGATGGGAACGAAAAGGTGTTTTAATATTCTTCCATGCTTTTTCTACGTTGTCGTCTGCTTGTGCCATAATAGCCGGGGCATCCATGCGGATACCTCCAGAACCAATTGACTTAATTTCAATTAAGCAGTCTTCTCCTAAACCCTTAATCCAACCATCAGCGTGACCACGGATCATATGCTTATCGCTACGCAGAGAAACCTCTGCGTATTCTTTATTTACAAGTCCTTGAAGATCTTTAGATGTAGCCCAGGTATAATCCTTAGTTATAGGGTTGTACCACTTACCATATAGAACACCCATATCGTTAAACCACTTCTGCCATTTAGCATGAATTGTGTGGCCTTCAGCAAAGATAGATGCAAGGCGAGCCGGGGTCTTGTCACGAGTCTCTACGTAGTTACCATTAACAGCATGGTATTGCGCAAGTGCGCACCAATCATCTTTAATGATATCAGACGGATGAATATAACTCATGTCACGATCATCAAATGGGCGAGTTAACACGTGGCGCTCTACAGCACCCATAAGTCGGGTTGTTCTTTTCTTTGTTTCTAAGAATGCTTTTAAATCCTTACTAGCAATGGTTTTAGGTGTTGCCATACTTTCTGCCCTCTTTCTCTAACCACTCTTCTAAGGTTGTGCCTTTTTTCTTATACTTGCGTTGGGCTGCATTTCTTTCTCTATGCGACATTCCGCCAAAGATTCCGTGAAGCTCATTATTAATTATAGCCTCTTTAAGGCACTCTTGTCTAACCGGGCATGCCGGCCTACCGTCTTTACCTAAACAGATTGCTTTAGCTTTGTCAGCTATGGGCTTATACAAAGCCTTATCTCGTGGAGGAAAAAATATCTCTGTGTCTTCTCCCTGACACTTGGCTTCATATCTCCAGGTCCATGCTGGATCATCGCTATATCGCATTACTCACCTTTTATTAAATTACGTAATTCAAAGAAATCCTCCTCTAATAGAACGACGTAATTCTCACCATCAAGGTGCAACCCTAGAACAGGCATACGACTGTCTAGAATTGCTTCAGTTGTAATCTTTTTTAAAACCTCTGACTTAATAGTCACAGATTTTTTACCGGTCCACTTATGCTCAATAAGGAGTTCGTCATCTCTAACGTCACCCTTACGTGACCAAAAAGCCCCGGAGGCAGCGCTGCGCTGGCCACCTGTAATCTTTTGCAATCGTTTTTCATGCTTTAACGATTGTTTTTGTCCTTCACTCTTCATCTGTGCTTAGCATTAGGACTGGAGCAGACTTTAACGTATCCATTACGGCAGTAGTCAGTTCAGTTCTTAACTCAATCTCTTCACGAAGTGAATCAATGAGGGCTTGAGCCCCCTGCCACTTACGGTCACCGTAATACATCCAGCCACCACGACGATCTACAATTCCGTTAAGGATGGATAGGGCAACGATTTCTTTACCAGAATCATAACCCCCAGCATCAACTGGTCCTCCATCAGAGAAGTAGAAGTCGAGGTAGGCTGTCTGCTGTGGAGGATAGGTCTTGTTCTTAATTGTGCGGACTCGGATTGTTTGCCCCACACGGCGCTTATCCTGTCCAGTGCCCACCTCTAGCCATTCATCGCGCTTTATTTCGCAACGAACGCTATACGCATAATCTTTACCAAGACCACCCGGTGTAGTACGAGGATCGCCGTGCATGACGCCAATCTTCATACGGTATTGATTAATCATCATGCCCAATACAGGGCGCTCTGATTCAATCAAATCTCTTTTAGTTGCTGATGCTACTTTTCGGAAGAATTTGTTGGTGATGAGTGCTCCTCGTCCAACAGTAAATTCATCCATTTCTTTCTCATCCTCTGCTCCAGGTACGAGGGCAGGTAGACTGTCAATAACAACCATATCAACAGCTTTACTTTCCATGAATTTAATAACTGCTTCATACGCATTCTCCATACTGTTAGTTTCTACAAGAATAACTCGCTCAGTTATAACGCCACAGAGCTCGGCGTATTTTGCATCGAAATCTTCTGCAGCAATCCACACTGCAGTAAAGTCTGGGTTTACTTTTTGGTTGGCGGCAATAGTTCTTAGAGCGATAGCTGTCTTACCATGTGATGCCTCGCCTACTAGTTCTACCCAACGATTCATAGGCCATCCACCACCTAGAACAACGTCTAGTGTTAGAGAACCTGATGTGACACGTTGTGTAGCAACAACGTTATTGGCAGCAACTACTGTGTTTGCCCCGTACTTTTTATTTAGTTGGGCGACTACCTTTAGTGCGTCTGAATTAATAACTGCCATTATCCGATCCTATCTACGATTATGTTGGGGTTAAAACCTGATGTTCCTACTTGTTTTGCTGCAACTGTTGGTCCTGAACTTTGACTTGGAAGCCCTGTTCCAGTCCCTGATTGTACCAGTGGATACCCACAGTCATAACAACGTTTTGCAGTGTTGCTTCCTGGGGATGACATATAGTTTCCTGAATAACAGCCTGGACATGTTTCAGTGCTTCTAGAGCTAGCGGCTTTGCTCACTAACTGATCTTGAGCAGCATCGTAATCAACACGTACGGTTGGTTGATTAACTGTTGCCCTGTACACGTTACTCGGCGCGGGACCTGTAGCAGGTGTAGAACTTTGAGTAGGCTTGTTATTTAATTTATTTGCCCACCAGTCATTGTTTGCCATTGTTTGCTCCATTTAGTTCAATTAACTCTAAGTTAAATAAGGTAGATACGCAAGAAAGTGAAGAGGATAATGCAACTAACCTAAACAATCTTTGAAGCGTTTCTGCGTCTTCCATAAAGTTTTCTTCTATTTGATTGTCTTCTAGCAAGTACGCAGCAACTGCAATTTTAGATGCTATATCTGCATGCGAGTCGATAAGCGGAAGCAGCCTAGAAAATCGTTGTAAACGTTTTTCACTTGCTTGTTCTTCCATGTCAGCTACTTCGTCAGATATTGGGGGTAAGCCCATAGCGTTAGCTATGTCTTCTGCAGGCATGAGCATAGTATCATAAATTACTTGACGCATCAAAATAGGCAAAGAAACACTCAGCACCTTATCTGAATCACTAATTGACACTCGTACTTTGTTTTTCTTTTTACGTCCAAACATTATTTGGCGTCTCCCCATCGAGTAACCGTCGTAATATCCGCCAACATTGGGATATTAAGAGCGTTGATTCCTTCCATAGCCTCACGAATCGCTGCCTCTGTTTCCCCAATAAGATCATTGGGAGTGACAGTAACTAATTCGTCATGGATCGTAAGAATTAGGTTTGACCCGTCAGGAATCATTTTGTGTGCCCTAATCATAGCAAGCTTTATGAGATCTGCCGAAGACCCCTGAATAACCGTATTAAACGCCTGGCGTTCTGCCCTGGCACGTTCCCAAATCACAGAAGATCTAAGATCTGGCAGGTATCTACGGCGATTCATGTAGGTAAGGGCATATGGAACTGGGCCACGATTGCGGCTCTCCTGAATAACCCTCTTCTTGTATCGAGCTACAGAGGGGAACTTAGCAATAAACCCGTCTAGGAGTTCTCTAGCCTCATTGACAGAACAGCCGATAGAATCAGCAATCTTATCTGGACCTACACCGTATGCTAAAGATAGCACCAATTGCTTACCGGCTTTACGGTCTACCCCCATAGTAGTACCTACAGTTGTATAGATGTCCTCACCATTCATGTAGGCAGTACACATAATGCGGTCCTCACTAAAGGATGCAATAACACGTGGTTCAATCTGAGAGTAGTCAGCCACCACTAATGAGTGGCCTTCTGGTGCAACGAAAAGATTTCTAATCGCTTTACCATTTACAGTATGCGGAGCAGGCACATTCTGTAAATTAGGGTTGCGACTAGAAAATCTTCCCGTCTCTGCACCATATTGAATAAAGTCCGTGTGGATACGGCCATCAAGAAGTAGGCTCTTCTTTGCAACAGTCTTTGACTTACCAAGGAGCGTACGTGTAATATCCCCACCTAAATAGGGAATCACATAAGTTGTTAACAACTTATTTAGATCAGAATAATTGAGGAGCGCATCTACAAGAGCATCTTTTCCCGCAAACATTTTTAGTGCGGGTTCTGATACCGAATAGTCAGATACCGTTGATGGGGTGCCGGAATCCATGCGCTTCTCGCCGGCTGGTGTTAAAACTTTAGGGCGTAATCCACGTCCGCCTTCTTTTTTGCCTAAGAACAAAAGCTTTTGTTTTTCAGGAATACTGTTAATGTTAAAGGCTTTACCGGCAAGCTTATAGATCTCGCCCTTAGTTGTTTCTAATTGAACCTCTAAGTTGTCTTTTAACTTCTCTAGTTCAGAAACGTCAATGTCTGCGCCACGTAGCTCCATGTTGCAGATAACATCTAATACATCCATCTCTAAGTTAAATACTCCACGAAGCTTATCAGTGTCTAGTTGTTTAGAGTATTTAATCCAAAGCTTCCAGGTCCATTCTGCATCTAGTGCAGCGTAGGTTGCAACCTCTTCAAAGCTATATACCTCTACTTCTTTACCTACACCCTTCACCATCTCGTACCCAAACTCACGCTTAAGGCAATCATCTAGGCCAAGGTTATTACGATTTTGTGTGTTAAGAATAAACGCAGCATTAAGAGTACATGCGTATGGTTGTGCAGGTAAGGCGCCAAGATACTTGGTTACGCTCTGTAAATCGAACTTTAGGTTATGACCAATCTTAACCTTGTCGCTTGCAAATAGTGGGCGAAGTGCCTTAAACACTTCACCACGTGTTAACTGTTCAGGGCCTTCTGTAAAGATCTTCTTAGCTTTGCGCTCATCTTTACTATAGTCTGAGGGACGTAGTGGAAGGCCCTTAATGATACGGTCTTGTGCAGAAGGTAGCAAAGGATATTCTGTTGTTACATATTCACCATTTGGGTGACCCATAGGAATAACATCTACGCGGTCGTACGTAGCAAAAGCAATCCACATAACAATATTTTGGCGTGGATCTCCGCGGTGGTCACCTACTGTTTCAACATCGTATACAAATGAGTCTACTTTATCGTAGGCAGAAATCATCTCTGCTAACTGGTCAAGTGTGGTAACTATATTCATTGCTCTCCTAAAGTTAATGTGAGGGGCCCGTAGAAAGGAGGTCAAAAACCGGGCCCCTCACTTGATGGGTTATTTAGTTAGCTGACGCAATTTCACGAGCAATCTCAGCCAATTCAGCCTTGGTGGACGTATGGAGAGCGTCTGGTCCAAGTGGCTTCATAGTCTTGATTAACTCAGCGGCAGCAACAGGATCAATTTCCCATTCCTCAGCAAGGTCACGTTCCTTCACAGGAACAATTGAGTAAGAAGTCTTTGTCCCCTGACCAGACTTACTTACTGCCCAATATAGGTCAGCGCGATTAAGTGGGCCTGTCTTCGTATTTGAAGCAAGCTTTTCAAGCTGACCGCATAAGCGAACCCCGACAACCATTAACTGGAGTTGTGGATCCTCATCAGAAAGATTAAGGACGGTAAAGGCAAACTTTGGATCCGGCTTGCTACCTACAGCAATTAGTGGATCGTCTTCACCAATACTAATGAATGACTTTTTACCTGGACGGTTTACCCAATGCTGCATAAATGCCATTGGTTCGTCTGAGATAAATTTAATAAGTTGGACATCTTCGTCAAAACGGAAATCCGTTGCGAATGCCTTTGTAGACTTGGCTACGGCAGTCTTTGCTGCCTTCCAGCCTGTCTGAATGACAGATGAGCGTTCTGGAACTTCGTTCTCATCTTCTTGGACAAATAGATCTTCATCTGCTGGTGCAGCGTATGAATCTACGTTTGGAACTGGCTTTGATATTTTTAACGATGTGCTCATGGCGCATCCTTTCGGTAGTTGGCTGATAGCTGAGATTCGGTTGAATCTTTACGCTAGGTAGTTAGTTAGTTTCTTGCTCATGGATTTTCTTCCATGTTTCCATCAGTTCAATTGATAGATCATGGTGTTTATTCCAATCAATCCTGGGAACATCAATCAGTCCCCGAGACTCAAAGCTTGCAACAGTTGCTTCGATAATTGTTTTACTGTACATCCGCCATCCGGGCTTCTTTACACCTTTAACAATTATTGACTTTAGGCGATAGGGTGCACGTGGTATAAAACCTTTTCGTTCCCAAAGCCTCAAAGTAACTATCGGTCTGCCTAATGCGAGACACAATGACCCCGCACTATATAATTCTACCACGTTTCCATTAGGTAGAGTTTTTACCTGAGGATTCTCATCCCAGGAACCTTCTTGTATTACTTTTTTAGGTTTAGCATTTGGATTTACGGCACGACGCTTTTTCTTAGAGCCTGGATAATAATCATCCAAACTCTTAAATAAGTTGTCTACCTGATCTGTCATGTCATCCCTTATTTTATGTAGAACGCGTATGAAACTTTCTTAGTAAACATAGCATCAATATCTTCTTCTGCTAAAAGACCTTCGTATAGGCAAGCCATTACTTCTGCTTCATCTAGCATAGGGATCATCTTATAGCAACGCTCTGACAAACCTTTTTCACTAAGAATAGTGTTTGCTGAGTCTTCGTTAAGTGATTGAGATACTTTGCGCTGACGTTGTAGAGATGTAACCCCATCTACCTCAAAAGGTAGTGTAAGCCAAATATGGCCTTTTTCGTCTGGCTCACCCTCTTCGTCAACAATGTCTGAAAGCTCGGCCTGAATTGATGACCGCTCTTTATCCATATCGGCAATGCGACGCTTTAATGCTACAAAGCTCGCAACCTTATTCATAAAGGTGTTGTTCTGTGGATCTTCTTTTTCTATAACTTTAGGCATATGTTTTTCCCTCCGTTATATATTTTAGCCGATTATTCGACAGAACGCAAATCGTTAATATACGCCTCTAAGGCCTTAATAATGACATCTGTGACGGTACGACCCTCAGAGAAAGCTTTGGCTTTAACGGCCTCCCAGAGGTCGCTAGAGACACGTATGGTACGTGTAGGGGTCTTAGGTGCATTAGGCATAGAAATATTCTATACCGAAATCTCTTCTAAAAATGCCCTAAGTGTCCCAACAGTCAAGTTAACGCCACCCTCTGTATTTATGCCTTCACCATCAATTATTGCATTAGCTACGGCCATCTTCTGCACCAGCATTGCGTGCTGACGCTCTTCGATAGACCCCTGCATTAAGAAGTCTTGAATAACAATTGAAGGCCAAGTACTAGAGGCCCTTCGTATACGCCCATTACGTTGTAGCGCCAAACCTGCGTTCCACGGAAGGTCGTAATTAATAAGTAGGTTAGCCTGAGGGAGATCCACGCCATAGCCACCGGCGTCAGAACTAATAAGTATACGGCAACTTGGGTCAGTTTGGAAAGTGACTTTAGCAATCTCTTTAGCTTTAGCATCTAGTTCTCCAGTATAAATTTGTGGTGAATACTTTTCAAGACTTTTTTCAAGTAGCCTAACCATGTGAACATAGCTAGTGAAAATAACAATTTTGTTTCCTTCATAACTATCTAAAAACTCAGAAACATATTTCTCAAGGGCTGTTGCTTTAGGATGCGCTTTAAGAGGAGCAAGCTTACCGCCTTCATCTAAATCATTTATATATTTAGACCCGGCGTCGTTGTCTTTACGGTATTTGCCTGCAGAGTTAGACAGTAGGGCGGGAGCATCGCAAAGCATTCTTAATGCCGTTAACTTAGACATAATCTTGCCCTTCATAGCATTTGCGGCATCGTTTTGGTTTTCTCCAGAGTAGTGGGAAAACAAATCAAATGAGCTACCAAAATCATCTATAGCATTATCTAAATCGTCTAGTATCTCTCTAACAATCTGTCTATACAGAACTGCTCCTGCACGGTCAAACTCCACCAAGATAGGCTCTGCAAAAATTGTATCCGGTAAGTAGGGTGCAACATCTGGATCTTGTTGACGTTTGCGTACAGACGCGGTTGCTAAAGTCTTAGCTAATGTAGAAAGATTTCTATATTTTTCTACTCCACCAAAGTGATTACGCACAATAAAAGTCTTATCAAATAAATCAAATCTTCCTAATACTTTAGGATCGATAAACTGCATAATGCTGTACAGTTCTTCAGGCTTACCGTTTTCAATAGGTGTGCCTGTCAGAGCAAACTTAACTGGGCTAGTAAGTTTCTTTACTTGCTTTGATCGTTTTGATCTGAAGCTTTTGATAGCTGTCGCTTCGTCGCACACCACGAATCCTCGTGCAAGGTGCTGGACATAGTCCCAGTCGTTAACCACCTGCTCATAGTTGAGAATGACATAATCAGTGAGCGAATGCCCCCAGTCGGCCGCCTCAGTGTACTGGAGCGCTCTTTGTTTTGGCGTTCCATCAATGACCACAACGTTTGCAGCGTCATCTGTAAATTTCCTAATCTGTTCTGCCCACTGATACTTCAATGAGGATAGGCAAACAATAATACCAGGTTCAGTTATCTTTCCAAGGTCTTTAAGCTCTTCAAGTGCAGCAATAGTCAGGACAGTTTTACCCAAGCCAAGGTCGTAGGCCACAAGCATCTTCTTGCGGTCTACCATAGCCTCTACAGCCTCTACCTGGTAGGGAAGAAGGGTCCCGGTGAAGGTCATGCGTCACGTCTCCAACGTAAAAATGATTTGATGTAGACGACTGTGTATGCAACAGCTGCAAATATAAATCCGTATTGATCAGTGGTCACTGCGTAGATAATCCACAAGCATTCGTTGAATATGAGCCATAACCATGCCCATTTCTTTTTACGACCTACAAAGTAGATACCTGTAACGCCAATTGTTGCCAATACATATGACCACATCATACTAATCCGTTCATTCTTGTCTTAATCATTAACTCTAAATTTTCTAAAGTACCATTGTTAGCAAAGATCTGATCTACTTGGTAACCATCCATATCACGCTCTGATACGTGACCATTTACTGCACCAACTCCCATACGCTTTATGCGCCACAGCTGTGCTTCTGGAAATGACTTTAGATAATCAGCTTCGTTTGTAAAACGAACATCTGTTACTACTACCTTGTCCCATGGTTTGTGAGGTCCCAAAGCCTGCTTAACCCAAAAGCCTTCGCCAAATACCTTGCGAGCACCAACCCCAAGATCTTGCAGTAAGCGCCGTACTTCCGGGAACGCTGTCTTTGCAACGTCCCAACCATATGCATCAATAACGCCCTGAAGTCTATAATCACCATCTTTAACTGCAGGGTTCATTTCATAAAGAAGTTTGCGAATAGGGTCTGCAAATGCTACGCGTTCAAACCCGTAGTGATCTACAAGAACCTTAGCTACGGTGTCTTTGCCTGACTGTGCGTACCCTGTTAGTCCAATAATCATGCGTATGCCGCCTCCCCAAACACTGAATGTTTTGCCTTCTCTATACCTATTATAACCTGTTCTTCAGTCATATCGCCAATGTCTTTTACATCCCCGTCATACTTAAAGAAGAAGCACTCCAACCCCTCTTTCTTAGTACGCTCAAGCATGTCCTTGGATGCTTTCTTGCCGGCTGGGTCAATCTTTGGGTTATCAAAGGCAATGATCAACTTATCTGCACGCCGCATAAGATCAACCTGATCTTGACTGATAGCTGCACCAAAAGTTGAGACGCCTCCCTCTATTCCCAAAGATGAGAGTCTTATAACGTCCAAAGGAGACTCCACTATGATCATAGTTCCACCAGACCAAACATCTAACCCAAACAAAGTTTTAGACTTTTGCACTCCGGTAGGTCTGTTACGAAAGTAACGATTAACTTGTCCCTTTTCCTGCCACCCCATAAGCTTGTTTGTATCAGGTTGACGAATAGGTGTGATCCAGCCCTGCTGTTTTGCATCCCACTTAACAGAGTGCTTGATGCAAGCCTCTGCCGTTAGACCCCTAGCAGATAAAGCCCAATCTGGTGGTAGGCTGTCGAAAATCGACAGACGTGCCTCACTCATCTCTACAGGTCTTTCAATGGGGACATAAGAGTTCTTGGCTTCTTCTAGTTGCTTTGCCAATAACTCAAAGTTAACCTCAATATTTTGACGCAGCCATGATTTAGCTGCGTCAAAATCAAGGCGTCCCCATTCGGTAAGGAACTCATTAATCTCTGCAACAAGAGTAATAAGAGTTCCGCGGTATCCACAAGAGAAGCAGTGGTGTACACCGGTTTCGCAGTTCATTGACCATGAGGGGTTAGAGTCTGGTCGCCCAGTTCTTTCTAAGTGCATAGGGCATAGACCAAGCAACTCACTGTTGCGTTGGTTGACCTCTATGCCTAGCCTTAGTAAAGCAATCTCTACATCGCCCTCACGGTACATACTATTCCTCTTCTACAGGTCGATCATCCATCATTACATAATCCTCTGGCATATCTACCAAAGTAGGTGCTGTAGCCATAGAACCACAGTCTGCACATTCCATATCTAGGAAGTACATAGAGATTTCATAATCTTGGAACATGCACTTTACATTCCATACTTGTGATCCACAAGCACAAATGTGTGTAGGCTCACCGCGAAGATCCATAGCGTTTTTGTAATCTGGTTTTAATTCTGTGATGTGTTTAATTTTCTTAACCTCTTCCGATCATGTGGGGTTGTTCCCGCCCAAATCCCATCTAGGTTTGGGTATTGCATTGCGTACTTAAGGCAAGAGTCCTTAATCCAACAGTCTTCGCATACTTTTCTAGCCTCATCAATTATGAGCGGATCTTTATAATCCGGTGGAAAGAATAAGTCTGGATCCGCATCTAGACAAAGTTGGGTTCCGTTAAAAGGATTGAATTGGCTGGCCAAAAGATCCATATTCTTCAAAACGTCCTCCTTCCCAATCCCAAAGCAAATCGCTTGTTGCTGGACCGCAGTTACGGCTAGCAACAATACGAAGTTCACGGGAGGAGTCGTCTTCTTCATCTTGCTTCTGCAATCCAAGAATCACATCTGAGTCCTGAAAGAAAGAGGAAGAATAACCGATAGAGTCAGCAGACACTTGGCGCTTCTTCATCTTCCACAATAGGACCTGAGTTGAGATGACGATTGGAATATTTTGTTTTTGCGCTAAGCGCTTTAGGTTACGAGTAATGCTAGTCAATGCCTGTGGAGTATTTGACTCCCCACTTGCCTCATCAACCATAAGGTACACGCCGTCTACAAAGACAATGTCCGGCTTGATCTTTTCAATCTTTGCAGCAAGACCGGTAACTGTCATAGCTGAACTTGAGTCGGTAAGATAGAACTTGTGCATATCTTGCATTCGCTCTAGCGTTTCTTTGTAACGGCGTTCTTCATCGGGATGTAACTTTCCACGAATAAGCCGTGAGTGTGCAATCTTAGAGCGCATAGCATCGTGACGATGTTGCTGCTCAATGTTGCTCATCTCAAATGACTGGAACATCGGTACGTACCCATCTTCGTGCACGTTAACTGCAACCTGCATAGCAAGTACTGACTTACCTGTCTTAGGAGGGGCAATGATAGTAATAAGCTGTCCTGGCTGTAGTCCAGCCGTTGCCTCGTCAATAGTGCGGAACCCTGTACGGTAACCAAGCAGGCCACCGTCTCTGGTCTTTATGGACATGTACTCTTCAAAACGATTGTTAGTATCTTTTGTAAGATCAACGTCGCTGGTTTGTCCGGCACCCTCGTCGTAGATAGTTGCTACGCCATGGCTCATCTCAGCAATAGCGGCATCGTGATTGCCGGAAGCAATAAACTCCGCAGCGCTTTGTACAACCTCAATTGCTTTTTGACGTCTACGGTATTCAACTAACTGGTCAACTAAATACTCTAGCGAGTCCTCTACCGCCAACAACCTGTATGTAGGAAAGTTATCCTTAACCGTTACTGCGCTAGGTACCTCTTGATACTTTGTCCAGTGAGTACGAATAAACTTCCAAAGGGTACGGTTCTCTTCAACAAAGAACCAGTTATCTTCTACACCAGCTTCTAGGGCAGGGACAAGCTCACGAGTACGAACTACCCGAGATATGAGACGCTCTTCGTTATCTGCTGCCATTTATTAATGCCCCTAAATCTAAATACCAATGTCCATAACGTAACCCACGCTCTGGTATATCAATAACGTTCTTTACTTCTGGACGATACGGTAACTCCGCAACAAGATCTGCAACTACGTTATATGCCCTTGCATAATTAAATGGGTTGGTACCTAGATTATCTAGATCTTCCAACACGCCATCCATCTCTTCTTGAGAATACTCGAACCCTACTAATTCTAGTCTGAAACTGTACTTTTCAGCAAATCGCCAAAATTGGGATAGAGCTTGCCGATTGTACGTAACTTCTTCCGAAGCGACCGGTATACCAAGTACCTTAGTAATCTTGGGCCTGCGATCCAAAATACAGTCAAGAGTAACCAGCACACGAAAAGGAATTTCATTTGATATATCGCCCCCGCGCATCTCTAAACGATCTCTATTTTTCCGTATTTAACTAGGAAGGGCCTAAATAGTTTAGGATCTAAACTAGCTAAGCTGGCTTCTTGTTCTGAAGCCTTCTTTGAAACCTCGACTGGATAGATACCGTTGTTTTCGTTTCTACGAATACTAACAAAACGAGTATGCTTACAGATATTACGTTCTCTAAATGCAGCACAGTCACAACGAAGTTTTGCGTTGTCTAGATTTGTGGCAACTTCGTGCACACCAGTTTCAGAAAGAAAAAGTTGCGTTGCTTGCCATTCGCTCATTGTGTCCTCTTTCATTTTCGTCTATCCCCTTTCAAAGCTTTTACTTTAACAGGAACAAATGCCTCAAGAGCAAAGCTTCCCATAGGTTCTCCATAAACTCCGCCCCAATTCTCTAACTCAACGTTTGTAGTTACGATAGTTGGTAGGCCTGCGTTAAATCTTGAACGAAGTAAGGCGTCAAATGTATTCTCCGCCCAACCAGAAGTTGTTCGGTACTCTTTGCCAAGATCATCCAAAACAAACACTCTTACGTTATTCATTCTATCCGAGTCACCGTATATGCTGTCAAGTAGCAACTGATCAGCTTCGTTTTCCTCAGACCATAGCGATTTCTGTAAGCGCAAAAGCTTTGGATAGTCCATAAATGCCCCAATTCGATTTGGGAGCGTTCCTGGGGTACCCAAGACTTCTCCTGGAATACCTCTAATAAGGCTCTGGAGGGCCGTAGAGGCGAGAGTAGTCTTTCCGTGACCTGGATTACCCACCAGCATGATCCCGAGTCCGCAAAATGGATCCCCTGCCTTTTGGATGATCTCACCATTGACCACTCGTTCAACCCACTGACGAACTTTTTCAACTGCTGGGCTTTGCTCAAGATCTGAGAACTCCCACCCTATGGTTTTCATTGGGAGACCGGCCTGTAGGATTTGCCTGCGCACACTTGGCGCCAATGCAGATAAATCGTACATTTATTCTCCTCCGAGTAGTCTCAACATCTTTTCTTCGTGTGCCGCATAATCAACTGCTACTTCATCTGACACTGGTCTAGTTACAATTCCGTGAACTGTTGGGTAGTAGCCAAAGAATCGTTGCCACAACGGCTTTCCAATCCCTGCGTCATGTAAAGACCTAGGATCACCGAAGAACATTCTCATAGCCTTTAGAATTGCTACACGCTCTGTGCCTTCTGCAACCTGCTTGTTAACCCAAGTCGCTACGTACTTGCCGTTAACTTGAGAGGGCACACCTGGGGCTGCCTTTTGAACTAAGTCGTAGAACTCTGCGACAAGGTCATTGGTTGACCACAGTTCTTCTGGAGTATTGACCCTATCTCGACTGTCATGTTGGGCTTTAACTGGTTTCTTGTACTTGGCGTTAAGTCGAGCCTGACGATCATCGATCTTTCCAACAGTGCCGACTGATTCTTCTTCCGGAGCAATTCCAAAGCGCTTGCGCTTAGGTTTTTCTTCTCCATCAAGATTCCATGCCATCTTCTCCTCCTCAAGGGGCGCAGCCCCTATAGATAATAATCCGTTAGGATTATTATCTATATTAGTACTAGTGATATAACTACTAGCTGTATAGCTGTCTATGTATAGAACGCCTGATATTCCGTCGTCGGTAGAAAGCATCTTAATTGCCTCATCCGTGAATTTTAGATTAGTTCTCCACTGGCCGTTTACATTTACCCGGACAGATTTAATGTAGCGCAAATCCTTCAATTCGGACATTGCACTTCGAATAGCGTCCCGACCTTCAGGGACTTCTTTATTTTCCCAGAGTTCATCCGCCGATATGACTCGGCCCTTTGTGACATAGTAGTAGAACAGGGATCTAGCCCTGAGAGATAGCTTTGGGTTTATAATAGGTTTTAACATGTAACCCTCCTTATAAACTATTCTATAGCTTAGCCACCTTGTTTGGCAAACCGCGACGTTCTCTAAGCGTAGGCCCACTAAAAATTTGCTCTACTAAAAGAGAAAGGGTTAACCCAATAAAAGCAGTTGCTAAAGAATAGACAACAAGATACGATAACTTCGTATCAAGATTGTAACAGGCAAGGATTGAAATAGCAAATGCCACTAAACCACGCCATTTACCAATAGGCTTATAAAGCCCCTCAACAGCAGTTAAAATACAAGCTGTCGCTAATCCCGAAATAATAACTATGCCCATAGATATCATTCTACTGTCTAAATACTACGTTGTCAACGTGGAAGGCGTTGCTCGCGCCGTATGTTGTCGGAGTTGATTTTATGGTAATTCTTGCATATGCTGCGCCGGCAATACTGCTTACGGCGTAAGTGTCTGCAATATATGCCCACCTAGTTGTTAAAGTAACTGCTGTTGTTTTAGTCTTTGTGTACATAGGGGTACCAAAACCTGAACTAGTTGAATAATTATTAGCATCATAAAAATCAACAGTTAATATGTAGTTCCCAGCAGCTGAAACTGAAGCCACTGGTCGAACAGCTGCAGAAGCATAATAGCCGCCATTAGATGTAATTGGTATCGCCTCAGAAACAATCCCATAAGTTTTATCCCCAGAAGAGCCGGCAGTAGTAACTACAGCGTAAGCTTGTCCAGAAACAGTATTGTAATTAAATATAGATCCAGTTGTTACGTTACGACTTAAGGTAGAATTAGACGCCGTCCAATTTCCCAAAGAAGCCTCAAAAGAGTTATTTGGAATAAGGGATTTTTCTATATCAGTGTATGGATGTGTGGGGACGCCTGTTTTAATCGCCCAAGATGAGCCATGCATAGCGTAGTCCCCTAAACTTGCACGAAGTCTAGAAATTTTAATATCGTAGTTGTGAAAATAGGTTGACTTGCCTGAATCTCGTGCTTCCGATTGTGTAGCTAAAATATTTTTAGCAGAGTTTGTGGGATTAACTAAAGTAGTTGTTTCAGAATCGTTAAGTATATATTGAGAAGGTATGCGTCCGTACTCTACTTGTACGCCATCAATATGCACATAAGTAGCTGTAGTTTCAGAAACAGATATAGTAAATGTACCTGTTGTTGCCCCCGACGTTAATTTATATGTGCCAGAAATTCTAGTCCAACCATCCCCGCTTGCAGGCAATGTATAGCTAGAGTTACCAATAGAGTAAGTAATAGCGGTAGAAGATGGACGTCGAACATATGCAGAAACAACTATGTCTTCTCCGCCTTTAGCTACTTCTTTAAGATAGTATGTTCCTGTAATAGTAGTGCTTGTAGTAAACGCTACTTTTCCAAAATAAGAGTTGTATAGTGGTTCAAGACCACTATCGGAAGCTGTTCTTGTAAGCGTTCCAGTAGAGGTCCAGTCAGTAGTATTTGTTTCAAACCCATGATTATGCATATAGTTAAATCTATTTTTTATTTCCCACTTGCAATCATTTGGAGAATAATACTGTTGTACTACTGGATTTGCAGGTGTTACTCCACTAAGTCCATTAAAATACGGAGAAATCTCAGAGCCTTCCTCTAACATAGCGCCGTCTACCCAGTACTCATCATTAGCTAAGTTATCGCTAAAATAAATAGAGACTTTAGCACAAGGTGCTACAGAATCTTGCGAAACTGGTGGTGATAAGAAAGTCACGCTTATTTGATTTTTTGTTGTGGTTGACAACGTAATTTCGTCAGAATCAGAGTAGTTAACTAGTGCTGCGTAGTATGCGCCATTAGCATCAGTTAATACTTGTGCCTGTTCTTCTAGAGTTGCTTTGTTTGAAAATTCAATTCTAATGCGTGCTTTTCTAGTAGCGGATCCCAACACATATGCACTAGCGGTGTATGCGGTGCTTGGATCAACAGGTACCCAATCTGATATAAGCGCAGAATTTCCGTTAGCTGTTGATTTTAACTTAAGGCATTTTGTTCCGTGTGCAATAGCGGCAGTTTTTGTGCTATCTTCAATAGCAGACCCATTAAAAGGTTCCCAACCATGTATGCCATTTTCAAAACTGCCGTTTGGCATAAAGTTTTGTTTTTCTCCGTGCACATGGATATTTACTCTCCGAGGGTCTTGATACACAAACCTATGTTCAAGTTCAGTAAATTGGCACAGGTCAATTGCGTACCGGCTAGATGACGCAGATGATGGTGTAATAGTAATTTTTACTTTAGCAAATTTAGCTTTAGGGTGAGATACAATTCCACTGCTATCTGTAGCAGTAAACTCTTTCCAAGACGTAGTTGTTGTTAGAGAGGGTCCACCAGAAGTTGCGGCCAATAGAGTACCATACATGTCATAGAACTCAATTGTTGACGTGATCGTAGCAGCATTGTCTCTATGAAGTATGTTTCCTCTAAAGAAATACTTAGTATTTGGCTTAACAGGTACGCCGTATAGGGTTACGTTGTTGCCGCTTCCAGGCAAGCTAAGTGTAACTGCGGAAGTTGAGGCTGTTGTTAATTGCCCAAAACCAGACAATTTTGGTAATGTAGTAAGTTCCCAAAGAGTTTGAGACAAGCTTGGGGGTGAAAGGGATTCTGCGTCAAATGTTTTTTGCGCTAGCGTACCGCTTGATGCAGACCATCTACCAAGTGATTCTTCAAAAGAAGCGTCATTATAGTCTAACAGTAAGTTATGGCCTACTCTAATATCATTTCCCCAATGCGTTAGGGCCGTAGTAAATGTGGCAAAAGCTGTACTCGTACCTTTATGTGAATGTACCATATTGCCAACACTTGATAGGCTTCTATGATACGTATCTCCCAAAGCAGGTTCAAATGGAAAATTAAAGTCTGAAATTTTATATTTAAGGACGGAGTTAGGGGTGTAAATTCTATTGTTTACGTTTCCTAAAAGAAAAGCTTCTAATCTAAATTTGTCGTAAACGAAAGAAAACACACTTAGCATTTTATAAAACGTATTGTCTTCGTTTTCTCCTACCGCTTCTCCGGTACTGTAGTCTGTAACGTTTAGCCATGCTTTAGGTAGCCAATTTGACACCTTCTGTAGGCTGCTGTCCTCTGAAATGTTTAGGGCATAAGAAGACCCACAGGATATCCATTTAGTTCCGGTAAATACCCAAAGAGAGTAGCAGTACTCGCCAGTAAAAGGATCAGTAATTAAATCTGTATACCCACTAGTAATTGTTGAGTACAAGCCGCCAGCTAAATAGGTGCCTTTATAAGGGTCGTCAATATTTCCAACTGCACTCCTAACTAGTTTCCAATGGGTTAGCGGACCATCATTTGGATCAGGGTTAATAATCCCCCAAGAAACGGCAATTTCATTATAGTTGTATGCCCAAGCTTCAATACCAGAGTTGTAGTAGACACCTACGGCTGAAGTCTCACCATATCTAAAACCAGAGCCGTACCTACTTGTGCCATATTTAGCCATTTATTTTCCTACTCAATTCCTCCGTTAATAACTGATGTCAAATTTGACGCAGTTAAAAACGGAATTTGAGAATCAGATAAAACAATAGTTCCTGCACTACTGCCATCATCTGTATTAAGCTTGTTAATAACTACCGATAAAATTCCTGGAATATTTTGAATCTCTGCTGTCACAAGAGACAAAGGAATACTATCACCAAAAGTATTATTATTATAATGGAACATTCCGTCTAACCCAAGCATTGCCTGATAAACAGCAAGTTTGATATCGGCCTGCTTATACGCAGGGTCAATAGTTGCAGTATATTTTAAGTAAATTGGTACGTATGAGGGTGGAAGCACATTTAGAGATATTCCCGCTGGAATTTTATCAGCAAAGTATTTTGTTATTTCAGAAGCAATAGAGTTCCAAGTATTCGTAAGTGCTGGGCTTGAGGCGGTTGCTGTTTTAATTGCTAAGCCCGTACGACCGTCAGCAGTTGCTGTAACCCAAGTACCAGTAGCTGCATTAGTTACTGTGAAGGTAAGGTCGGTAGGAACAGAGGCGACAGTTACCTCAGAAAGATTGTACGCTGTTAAATACATGCCGGAAATAGTTATTACGTCTCCAACAGAAA